TATTTCTCTAAGTATATGGTTGGTACTGCAATTTCTTCTACTAATGAAATTCAAATGCGTATGACTACTCCACAAGGTGTTTCTGCTTCATATAGAGTAGTTGACAATCCTTCTGGCAATCCTTCTACCTCGTATTATTATGAGAAAGTCGGTAGCAATGCATATACATTATCTTCTGATACAGAAGTCGATGAAAACAAGACTTATTATGTTGATAACAAGACAGTGGTAGTTACTCCTTTCACTAACACTTATGTTCTTGTTGAGTTTGGTAGTGGTATGCAACCGCCTAAGTATTGCGATGCTAATAAATCTGTTTCATTCCAATCTACTCTCGATAGTGCTGGCGATAGTATGTTTAATATTTATAACGGTGCTGAGATTAAAAGTTTTGGTGACTTATCGGCTGCGTATATTAAGCGTTTTGAGTTAGGTAATATGGCAACTAATCTTGAAACTGCTATTGTTGGTAGTGAAGCACAAGGTTATGTAAATGAAGGTCTTGTAACAAATCAGTTTAGTTTAGGTAACTCTCAAAAACTGAAAGTAGTTAATGTTTCTAACTGCCCTAACTTGGGTGGTAATATCAACGTATCGCAGTGTTATAATATTCGTGAAGTCCTTGCTAAAGGTTCAAAGATTACTTCTGTTAGCTTACCGTCTGGTAGTCAGATCAGAACTTTAAAACTACCTGATACAATTACAACTCTTTCGTTGATAGATCAGGTTAATCTTACAACATTTGAGATGGAGGGTTATGACAAACTTACTTCTCTGTCTGTCAGAAATACTCCTGTTGATGTTCTTGATATTTTGGATAATGCAGAAAATCTTACGGATATTAATATTACTGATATTAATTGGACGTTTAACGATAGCACTGGTATTGAAATTCTCAATATGTTAGCTGATAAAAGTGCAATTTCAAGCAATACAGTTAATGTTAGCGGTCACATCTATGTTCCTGAAATTAATTCTGCTCAGTATAATAGGTTTACGACCTTGTGGAGAGGCTTGACAATTACCTATGGTAATTTCATTCAACAGTACCCTATTACGTTTAAGAATTATGATGGTACTGTACTTGCAGTTATATGGGTTAATGATGGTGAAACCACTTATGCGAATATTACTATTGATGAAACTACTGGTGCGTATCATTTAGCTTCTACTGGTGAAAAGGTATTCGATAAACCCACTCGTCCTTATTCTTGGAATAAGACTTTTGAGTTTACAAATGGCTGGGATAGAAACTTGACTACTGTAGTACGTGAAGCTGGTGAGTATGTTGCTCAATATACTGAAACCGCAAGACAATACACAGTTAAGTTTGAGGTAAGTAATATAGAAAAATATTCTGTTGATATTACTGCTGGTGATAGCATTACTTATGACTCTACTTATGGTAAACCTCAAAAGGATTCTTCAAATAATACTTGGTATCTACCTAAAGGTTGGACTGATACTGGTGTTGAAATATATACAAGTTCAGTTGATAGTAGTCGTATCTTTGGTATTTTCTCTACTTTAGTATTTAATGAAACTATGTTGTCTGCTTTTGCGGCTACTGTGCCTACGGTACTTAAACCTACTTTTGTACTCAACGCTATTTTTGATGAGTGTGGATTACCTGATAATCTTCCTAATAATCCTACTTATACAGAAGTAAGAAATTATGTATCTGGTTATGATTATGTTTATACCAGCGATCCTAATTACACATCTGCTTATACATTGCCTGAGTTATATGCTGTGAGTATGTCAGATAAATTCTCTTTATATCTCGATGTTGGAGATAAGATGAGGATTTATTTTGACGGTAATACGCCTGTTGGTGGCGATAACTTTGGTACAGGACACGATATAGCTGTTATGGAAATAATGGGCTTTAATGTTTATGAAAGAGCTGATAGTGATTTCGGTGAATATGTTGGAAATATTCTCGGTACTTTTGCCGATCCTAATGATGCTTCAGAATTAGTTGGGAAATCAGCAGGATTATACATTTGTACTGGTGCGTATAATACTTCTTCAAGTTATGATGGTTATATGCCTAATGGTGCTGTTTATTATTGGGATGGTACTGTTTTACAAAGTCAGAAAGTAACTCAATACTTCTCACACGTTATGTGGAGAATGGCGTTAGGTGACAATGCTTCTAGTGGTGCAAGTGGTAAGAAGTACGGTCATATGATGGATACTACTTTCCCAATGAATAGTTCTAATACTACACTTAATGGTTGGGGTGACGATACTGCTTCAACTAATAAGAAGTGTAGAATGAATCAATGGCTTAATGATGGTATCAGTGGCGTAAATGACGGTAAGAGCATATTTAGTATGTTCCCTTCGGAATTACAAGCTATTATTACTCCTGTTAAAGTTATTTCTGCCAAGGGTGCTTATTATCCTGAAGGTTCATCATCTCAGCAATTTAGTCCTGCTCCTGTTGTTTCTGTTAGTAATCTATTCCTCGCTTGTTATGGTGAGTTATGGTCTACTGAAGGAACTCCTTATATTAATGAGATCAACAAGTGGGCTTCTATTTGTAATAGAGATTCAAGTAATAATTTAACAAAGATTAATAAGTATACTAAGATTGTTTCTAATAATACTCTTATTTGCAGAAAATATTTAGGTACAGGTACAGATGCGATGTACTGTTGGACACGTTCTGCTTATTCTACAACGTATTTCACGTATGTCAATAACACTTACGGTTACGCGGACAGCCACTACGCCGCGAGTAACGCGTATGGCGCGCCGCTGTGCTTCTGTACAGGTTAATCTTTAATCCGAACAATCTGCCACCCGAAAGGGTGGCTTTGTTCGGATGGTATTTATATATTATCATAAAAAAAATAATGACACCAATTAAAGGAGGTGAGAGCTATGGTTATTTATAAAACTAATAATTGTAAGGTGTGCTTTTGTAGTACAGTCAAAGTTAGTAATAAAGTAAAAAAATTATTAACTTTAGAAATTTCCAAATTAATCAAAAATACAATCAAAACACTAAAACACAATAATGTAGATTTGAGTAAAAATAATATTATTGAGTTAATGCCTAAATTTGTCATAGGTAATAAATTAGTAGTATTAAATATTTTTTATAATATAGAAAGGAGGAATTGCTGTGTCTGTTCCTGCATCCAAGAAAGAAAAGGCGAAAGCCGAGTTCATAACGAACGGTCAACATCTGCTAATAGATATTGGTAATTGGGTAGATGCACAAAAGATGGCTGGGGAAACCACTGGATTAGACGATTTTTTTAGATTAGCTTCGCAAGCATATATACATATGTCATTTGCCAATAATGTAAAAATCGTGAATGTTGATACCTATGCCATGAGAGTTGATAACTTCAAAAAAGCCAAATCATATTATAGATCGTTACGTGAATATTTAACTGTAATATCTACAATGTATCAAATTAAGAAATCTCGTAAAGGAGATTGGGGTAAATGCTTATATTATATTGATATTGAGTTAGCAGGAGTAATGAGATCAGATTTGAAAGTATTAGAAAAAGCAGTAAGTAAACATCATAAAACAGCACTTGCTCTTAAAGAAATGTTAGATGATTATGAACGTAAACAGATAACAAAACGTGCTAAAATAAATAAACGGAAAGAAGAACAATTCTTAAAAAGTATAGAAAATGGTGAAATAACCGAACCTCAAAAAATGAACTACGAGAATTACGAAAATAAAAATAAACAAGAAAAAACAAAAACAAAATAGTAATAAAGAGAAATAAAGTAAAAGCATAAGAAATAGATTTATATTTTTATATTGCGTTATTATATTAATCGTTTGTTACCGTGAGCGTCTTATGTTGTTGGGCGATTATAAAACGCAAATAATTATATATTTGTATTATTAATTTAATGATTTATAAATTTGAAAATAATGACATAATTAGTGTCTTTATATAGTGGTTATATTCTGTATGATGCGATGAACTGTTGGACACGTTCTGCTAATTCTACAACGAATTTCACGAATGTCAATAACACTAACGGTAACGCGAACAACAACAACGCGAGTAACGCGAATGGCGCGCCGCTGTGATTCGTCTTTAAGAGGAAATGTATTGTTTGAGAGCGAGAAACCTCACTTGCTCAATAATAAAAAGGTGATTTGAGTAGTTTGTGTGACTATATTGCAATTATATTATAATTACAATATTGCGTATTATGGGAATAATTCAAATCTATTGGTTGTTTGAATAGTGAAAGGATTACCTTAACAGACGAAGGAGAATATGACCAGTTTGCTATGACTATGGTGGCGAACGAATTTATGCCGTATATCAGGGGCTTAAAATCCTCACCCCAACTGGCGGTCTTTTAATTAAGAATACCATTGTTGGATAAGGGCGGTATTGTTACGAATATGTGGAAATTTAGAGCTTTCGTTTTAATGACGAAAAGGAGGAGAAATAAAATGCCTATTTTTCTACCAATTAAAGTAGATCGAAGATACTTAGAAGATTTTGTTTCTTCTCCGAGATTCTTCGATGAGGTTTTTAATTTTGAACATATGTATAATTCTGCATTACTTTGTAAGAACAATGTAATGTGGAAAGCAAGTGTTCAAAACTATATGAGGAATTTAGAATACAATGTATCTGAAACACTTTATCTCTTGGAAATTGATAAGTTTAAATTTACCAATACATATGAGTTTTACATATATGAAAGAGGTAAACTCAGACACATAAAAAGTATTCATATTAGAGAGAGGGTTGTGCAAAAAGTATTATGCCTTTATTGCCTTAACCCTCTCTTTCATCCTAAATTTATTTATGATAACGGTGCTTCAACCAAAAATAAAGGACTGACTTTTGCTATAAATAGAATGAAGATGATGATTGATAGACATTATCGACAATATGGTACAGAAGGATATGTACTTTTATTTGATTTCAAAAATTATTTTGGCAGTATTAGTCACGAGATAGCTTTGAAAATGATCAATACAGAAGTAAAAGACGATAGACTAATGAATTTAATTAAAGAATCAATGAAAATATATACCACAGAAGAGCAAGTTAATGGTGTTGGGATTGGTTTAGGAAGTGAGTTGTCACAATTTATTGCGTTGTTATTCGCTAACCCGATAGATCATTTAATAAAAGACGATATGAGATTTAAGAATTATATCAGGTATATGGATGACGGTTGGGTGTTGGCAAGAACAAAAGAAGAATTACAAGAATTATTGGATTGTATCGTTAAAATGGCAAAAGAATATGAGTTGACTCTTAATATGAACAAAACTCGTATCGTGCCATTAAATAAAGGTTTTACATTCTTAAAGAAGAAAGTTTCTTTAGCGGAGAATGGTAGTATCACCATTAATATCTCTCCTAAATCTGTTACTCGTGAGAGAAGGAAATTAAAGAAACTTAAAGTAAAGATGTTGGAAGGTAAAATCACTATGAAAGAAATCGAAGGCTCTTATATTTCTTGGCGTGGATTTGCCGCACAATTTGATTCTTATAAAACAATAGAGAAAATGAATGAACTTTATAAAGAATTGTTTGGTTATATTCCTATTGATAAAAAGACTCGTAAGAAAAAGCAGAAACGCAAAATTGAACAACGCATACATAAATTATATGAAATGGCTGAACAATTCCCTTCTCAGTATGAGGATGAAAGTCAGCGTTGGGAAGGACTTGGAGTAGCCGCATAGTAAAATAGATTGGAGGTAATATTATGATATTTTATAAAATTATTCATAATCAAGATATTATAGATGTAAACACAGACGAAAGTATCAGTTATGTTCGATACGATAGATACCATCAATCTTTAAAAATTTGTGGTAGTGATAGTAACGATGTAATTGGTATTGTTTCTTCAGATAATTCTGCGATCTATCATTTAGTTGGTTATCCTGAGATACCTAACGTAATACTTGGTGAGTTTATTGATGTCCAAATGTTTGAAATCTCAGAAGAAGATTACATTGTCTTTAAGAAAGCTCTTGAAGAAGAGAAAGAAATTATTGATCCTGATCCATATATCCCTCTTGAACCCGAACCTACTCCCGAAGAGAGGGAAAGAGAAGAAGAGTACAGACGTTCTTTACAATTTGTCAAGGATAAGAAGATTGAGTATATGAGTTACTTGTGTCATCAGACTATTGAAAATGGTATTTTAATAACCCTTTCTGATGGCTTAGAACATAGTTTCGCTCTTACGGAGAACGATCAGACTAACTTAATGGAACGTCAGGCACAGCTTATGGCTGGGGCATTACAAGTATCTTATCACGCAGATGGCGAACTTTGTACTTATTATAGTGCAGAGGATATGATGGCTATTATTCAGGCGAGTATATTCCATAAGGATTATCAAACTACATACTTCAATTCGTTGAAGCATTACATTAACAGTATGACCGACAAGAATGAAGTATCTGCGGTTGAGTACGGAATTGAGATTCCTGAACAGTATCAATCTCAGCCGTTAAAGGATTTGTTAGAGCAGCTTGCTCAGTTACAGGTTAATGAGAATCAGGTGACGGAGAATGAGCAGACTGAGTAAAATATTATTTATGGCTTATATAGGATTTACAACCTATTTAAGTATTGAGATAATTTTCAGAGGTTATACTTTTTGGGAGATGGGCGTATTAGGAGCTATTGCTTTCCTATTTCTCGATCAGTTAAATGACAGAATTTCTTGGGATATGGATATTCTATTACAAGGATGTATCGGCTCTGCTTTGATTACTGGTATGGAATTTATTGTAGGTAATTTAACTTTATTTGGTTGGTTGCCTAAGATGTGGGATTACAGTAATATGTGGTTAAATTACAAAGGTATTATTTGTGTGCCGTTTAGTTTGATATGGATAGCTCTATCTATCTTGGCTATCTTATTTGCCGATACAATTAATTATTATATCTTCCACGAACTACCTGTGCCGTATTACAAGTTGTTTGGAAAGACAATAATAAAATTTAAGGAGTGATTTATATGAAGGAAGTAATTAAGAAAATTGCAGATGGTATTAAAACAAGGTTGAGAATTAATGTGTCTTCGCCTTGGGTATGTGAATTTAGAAAATATCAAGTGCTGTTTGAACAGGATCAGGATATTAAGTTAGCGTTTGATAACAGTAACCCTACTATCAAAATGTATATTAGTGGTCAGGATAAGTACGAAGCATTATCTCAGCTTCTTCCTGCTGAAAAGAAGTTTGGTGGTGTGACGTTAAGGATTCAGCTTATTCCTGCCAATAATTTGAAACTGTCTAAACTTGATCAGTTCCGTAGGGCATTTGCTGGTAATCCTATTGTAACAGATTTTATTTCTGTTCCTAAAGATATGATTGAGTCTACTAATAACTTTGATTATGTAGCGTTTCAGAAAGTTGTTGTGCAGTATCACGATGATTCTTTGAATGATCCGCATGGTAATCGTTCTGCTCTCTATCAAGATATTGCAAATGAAGTGTTTGAAAATCACGATGGAGTTTATTTCTGCACAGATATTGATATGTAATTTTGTTTAATTGAATAGTTAAATCGTAAACAAGGATGGGTTGTCATTATGGCAACCTGTCCTTTTATTTTTATTTAAGGAGATGTTTGTATGGCTACTATGAAAGATAAAAAAGGTGTAGATATTTCCTACGCAAACGGCAATATTGATCTTGCCAAAGTTAAAGCTGCTGGATATGAGTTTGTTATGATTAGATGTGGCTATGGTTCTGATATTGCTTCTCAGGATGATACTCAGTTTGCTTCTAATGTTGCTAAAGCTGAAAAGTTGGGTATGCCTTGGGGAACATATCTGTTTTCTTATGCTTGCTCAACCGCAGACGCTAAAAGCGAACTCGCCCATATTGACAGATTGTTAAAGGCTGAGAGAGTAAAGGGTCATTACCCGACACTTCCGATTGCGCTAGATATGGAATATTCTGACTATGTAAAAAATCATGGTGGTTGGAACTCTAAAAATCTTACAAACGTAGCAACGATTATTCTTGATGGTTTGAAAAATTTGGGGTATTATCCAATGCTTTATACTGGATATTCTGAACTTGCGATGTTAAATGACCATATTCGTAATGATTACGATTGTTGGTTTGCACAATGGAATAGCAAGCCTAATGCTTATCAATACAATAGAATGGGTATGTGGCAGTATGGCGGTGAAACAAATTATATTGATGGCAACTCTATTACTGGTGTAGGTGTAATCGACAAGAATATCGTTTATAAGGATTATCCTACAATAATTAAAAATGGTGGATATAATGGATTCAAGAAAACTACAACTACAACACAAACAAATAAGCCTGTTTCCAATGCTACAGTTACATCCACAAATAAGTCTAATTACTCTGCTGAAACCGTTGTTGGTTTAGCTAGAGCAGAATTAGGTTATAAAGAAAAGGCGAGTAATTCGCAATTAGATAGTAAGATTGCAAATGCAGGCAACGCTAATTACAACAAGTACGCTGCGTATATTGATAATAATTGTCCAGACTTCTATAACACCAAAAAGAATGGTTATGATTGGTGTGATATCTTTGTAGATTATCTTCACATTATAGCCGCTGGTGACTCTGAAATTGCAAGAAAGGTTTTGTATCAGCCTAAAAAGTCCACTGGTGCGGGGTGTGTCTATTCTGCACAGTTCTATCGTGACAATAATGCTTGGACAGATGGCGGCGGTAAACCAAAGATTGGCGATCAGATTTTCTTCGGAACAAGAGGAAATGAATATCATACTGGTGTGGTTGTGGATGTTGATAGCAATTATGTATATACTATCGAAGGAAATAGCTCTGAAATGGTAGCTAGCAGGAAGTATCGCCTAAATGATTCGAGTATTAGCGGATATGGTCATCCGAATTATACTAATAAAACATCTGCTTCAACGAATACTAATACGAAACCCTCTGCCTCCACAATACCTATGTCTATTTATAGAGTACGCACAGGAGGTAAATGGTTGCCCGAAGTATTTGATTTGGGAGACTACGCTGGCATCGCTGGAAAACCGATTACCGACGTTATGGTTAAATTTAAAAAAGGAACTGTGAAATATCGAGTCCATGTTAAAGGTGGAAATTGGCTTCCATATGTTACTGGATATAATACAAAAGATGACAATAATGGATATGCTGGTAATGGCAAATCAATTGACGCAATTGAAGTATATTATGAAACACCAAGCGATATAGTAAAAAAAAATGGATATTATAAAGCAAAATACCGCGTGTCGCCGAATGGCGGTGGATACTACGATTGGCAGTATGACAACGAAACAAGCAACGGACAAGATGGATATGCTGGTGCATTTGGTAAAACCATTGACAGATTACAGATTACATTAAGTAAGTAATACTTGAAAGTTATTTGAAAATACTTGAAGGGTGTATGGACTTATCAAAAAATACTATACGTTCCTATCGAGTATAAAATTAGGGTGTAGAGAAATTCATCTCTACACCCATTTTTTTACTATAAACATATAAAAAGTAAAACGATTCCTGCTACATTTATTTTACTTTTTATATACTTATAACTGATTGTGATAGCAATGGTATTCGTACTTCTGGCTCATTATTGGCTCATTATTTTGATTAAAATCAACGTTAAATTATGAAACTTCGTGAAAGTAGAAAGTTTAAAAAATGGCTTAAATAGTGTGGTTTTGACATGTCGTGGAATATAACGAAACATAATTGTAAATATTCAAGTCCCGTCACTCGCACCAACCCTATGACCTTGAAAATGGCTTAGATAAGCGGTTTTCAGGGTCTTGTTTTTTGCTTGAAAATAATCAGCTCATTATTTGGCTCATTATTCAGTTATTTATTAACTCAGAAATAATGTTAAGAGCCTTAACGCTTGCAGTTTGAACTGCGTGTGTATAAAGATTTAGTGTCGTACTTGTTTGACTATGACCTAATACACTTGATACAGTTGCTACATCTGTGCCATTAGTTATTGCTTGCGTTGCAAATGTATGACGGAAAGCATGTAAACCTTTGAATGGAAGATTGTTATTCTCGCAAAATCTTTCAAACCAAGTGTAAGGCGTATTCGGGTGCATAGGTTTACCGCACCATGTTACAAACAAGCGATCAGAGTCATGCCATAAATCGCCACATTTGATACGTTGGTTTGATTGTTCATTTTGTAATTGCTCAACCAAATTAAGAATCATATCGGGAATTGCTAACACTCTGCAACTCGTCTTTGTTTTAGGTGTGCTTGTGTAAATACCTGTAGTCTTATTTCTGTAATTAGAAGTTCTTATAATAGATACTGTCTTTTTTGAAAAATCAAAATCTTTGTACTCTAAACCAAGAACTTCGCCACGCCGTAGACCTAAATATGCCATAAGAGTAAAAAAGGTTTTATAGTCCGTAGGAGCTTCATTATCAATTGTTGCAAGAATAATCTTTAATTCTTCAAGCGAATAAATATCTTTCTCTTTTTTTTCTGTTTTTGTTACAGAAATATTCTTGCATGGATTTGATGTTATAAAACCACATTTTATTGCATAACGCATTACGTCTGAAATAAAGTTTATATAGTGTTTTTGTGTTTTTGCAGACAAACCTTGATTTGTTTTTTGATTTACTCCTTTTTCAGACAAAGACAGTATAAAGTTTTGAATATGCCTATATGTAATCGTGTTGACATACATATTGCCTATAGCATTATAAGTACGATCTCTACACCCTTTTAATCTCATTATTGAACTGATTTTTTGTTCATGTGTTTTTTCAATTAAAGTTAGCCATTCATTAGCTAAATCCTTAAACTTTATTTTCTTTGTTGAAAAATCCTCTTTAGCACATTTTTCTTCAAATAAAACAGCTTGCTTATTGACCTCCTTTTCAATCTGTTTTGTTGTCATTTTTGAATCGGGCTTATATGTCATAGTTCGTGTGATTTGCTTACCATCAGAATTATAACCACAAGAAACTTTGATTTTATAAACCGCTTCACCTTTTGCATTTGCTTTCTTTTGAATATATGCCATTGCGTACTCCTTTCAGTCAAGAAGTACGAATACCATCTTGATTATACCATCCAAGGGATAATTTATCAAGAAGAATATCTAAATTAATTAATCTTTTGCTGGCGATTAATACAACTGGTATTTCGCCGTTATTTACCATACGTCTTAATGCTCTAATTGTAAAATCTGTATCTGGGTCTAACTTTTTTATTTCCGCATAGGCTTTAGGGATTGTCCTCATACGAGGCAATCCCTTATTATTTACTATGCTTATTTCATTCGTCATTCATAATCACCTTTCATCTATACAAATCGTGTACTTTCTTAGCCATTTCCCAAACAGAGAATTGGAAATTATCGTTGGTTAAGATACAATCAACTTCGTCTTCAATGCCATCAAATTGTCCTACATCTGACATATTACGTCTGATTGCTTCATCTACATTATCATTTCTTTCAAGTATCTTGATTAACCTATCTCGTCTTGGTACTTGAATGTAGAAAGATGTAATATCAACTTTTTCAGTAGTGTCAGAATATTTTTGGAGATTTCTTAATCCATGCGGAGTGAGAACTATTACTTTATTATCCTGATAACCATTCTCGAAATCGTCAATGTTTGTATCGCAATCTTTTTTTGCTGTTCCGTAATACCAGTCATTATAACAAGCTGTTTCTATAAAATAGTCTGCTTCTTTTAGTTGTAAAAATTCTTCTTTGGAAATAAAATGATAATCGTCACCAGCAGTTTCATAATCACGTTTAGGTCTTGTAGTGTATGTAATTACCTTTTTATAACCATAGGTTTTAACAAGTTCATTTTGAATACTTGATTTACCCGAAGCCGATTCACCAACTAATACGATCATAGCAAATCACTCCTTGCTTTGTTTATTGTATTTTTAATGCTTATTGCGTTTTTCAATTTCTTCATCAATGTATTCATCAAAATCTAAAGGATTCTTACTTTTCATTTTTGTGAATGTAGCTGCGTTATTGTTGATAGAATAAAGTTTGAACATACCTTTGAAATCTCTGGTGGTAGCAAATAACAATTCACTACCACCTTCATTATAATGCCAAACACATACTTCTTCGGATTTTGGAATACCTTTCATTGTTGCGAGGTAGTTATTCATATTAAGATTCTTTCTTTGGTTTTCTGCCGCAACTATATGTTTCAGGGCAATATCCAAGCATATCACATTTAGGCATCATAATCATAGGAATTAAAGTAGCCCATTCTTCTGAATATTTAGACAATTCATCAAGATAGTTCTTCATTAACTCTCTGTACTCCCAATAAGCGCGAGAACATAATCTTTGTCGTGACATATCCATAACATTACGGACGTTACGCTTGTCTACGATTCTTGTAGTCATACCTAAAGGCAACATCAAACCAATATCTTCTCTCGGAACACCACGTTTTTCTAACGCCTGTGCAGCTTTGCTGATTACATACATTACGTTATCGTAAATATCTTTTTCTACATCAGTTTTCAAAGATGAAGGAGTTATGTAGTCAAAGTCGGAGTAGTCAATATATCTTGTACTTGCTTGAAGTCTTGTAGGAGCACCGCCAATGTGTGTATATAGTTCGCGTATTACACGAGCTGAGTAACCATCAATAATAGTTTCAATGTTTACATACTCCAACGCTCTGCCGTGATTTGCTTTAATGCAATCAAGACCACGCTTATAGTTTTTCTTATCGTCTGTTACATCTGCACCCCAACAAACTCCTGCCCTATGTCCTATCAGAGTGATAGGATTCTTTGTTGTTTCGGGAAGAATTGTAATTGATTTCATATAATCACCTTTAGTCTGTAATATACTCTGTTGCAAATTTATCATCTCGTTTTTTGCGTTCTTTAACCATATCTATTAAGTCATCAATTTGACCATCTTTGATAAAACCACCTGTATCTTTAATAACGCAACCGTCAGGTCTACTTGAAGCGCGTTTAATCATTTTTAAAGACCACAAAATGCTTTCCAGTTTGTTTCTCATTAGCAACACTTCCTTTTACAATGCCTACCAAGAAAATCATGTAGTATGTTATCATGGATTTCGTGAGAAATTAAAATATCATCATACATACGAAAATCTTCTTCATAAAATTTTTTGAAAGAAATAAGCTGCTTTAAGCCATCATAGGTTGTAATACTTATGTCGCTCTTAATTCCTTTTGTTTTGTCAATTTCTTTTAGGATTTTGTAAATATAATCTTTTTCAGTTTCATCATTTGCAACGAAAAGAAAGATTCTATTTTCTCGATTTGCAAGTATTTTTACCCACGCCTTATTCAAAGTATGTAACATAATTATTCCTTTCTGTTTGTTATTGTGATTGATATATTCCTTCAAGGACATTATTGATACGTTGTTGAGCAATCTTAAAATAGTTTTCGTCAAGTTCTATGCCTATGAAATTACGGTTATTTTGTAAAGCTGCAATACCTGTCGTGCCTGAACCCATAAAAGGATCGAGGATTAATTGATTTTCTCGTGAACTGTTGCGTATGATACTTTCTGTAAAATCTAAAGGCTTGATAGTTGGATGTCCGTATAACTTTTTATCTTTATGGTTTATAGGAGCGATATAAAAAGTTTTAGCATCCTCATAAGACTCAGGAAAACATTTGCCTTTACCTTTGCGAAAATACAATAAATATTCAGTATCGCTAAGATATTTATTTGAATATGTAGGCAAAGCATTTGTTTTATGCCAACATAAAATATCAAATTTACACTTGTGTTGTCGTACATAAAAATCTATGTAATCGGGGATTTGTATTTTATTACACCAAAAATAAATATTGATTTCTTTCATTACTCGGATAAACTCTTTTCCAAATTTTTCAATATCATATCCTTTAGTAATATCCACAGTGGTTAAATCTTTGAGAGATTTATTAAGTTTTTTGATTTTATTAACTGAACCACCTCCATCAGTAGCAACTAAATATGGAGGATCGGTTGCAATTAAATCTATGCTATTATCAGGAATCTTTTTTATTACTTCTAAACAATCACTTTGTATGAGCCGACAAACCCGACTCTCTCTCTCTCTCTCTCTCTCTCTGTGGAGATATTACATTCATTGGAAACACCTCTCATACTTACACCTCAAATAAATTATTGATAGACACTTGACTATAATATATTAAAAAATCAAGATTGCCATATTTTACCTCTTAAAAGTTGTCTTTTAATTATTGCTTATCGGTAGACCCAAAGCCACCTACTCTTACACCATCGGCATTATCGTCAACCGTAATACCATAAGGAAGAAAAATACCCTGGCAAAACGCTTGTCCTGTTGTAACACTAAAATGATTTTTAGCATTTTTGAAATCATTTTCAGTAAGAATACTATCATTAACGAGTTTTACGAAGATATGTCCTTCGTTATCTGCATTATAGTAATCACTATCTACAATTCCTACGCCGTTTGATAAATGTACACCATACTTAAATCCCTGACCGCTACGAGGGAATAACATAAGTACCCAATCCTCTTTGATTGAACATCTGATACCAGTTGGAATTTTGATAACGTCATTGTGGTACAATTCAAAATATTCAGGAGCGAAGAAGTCATATCCAGCCGAAGAAACAGTGCTGCGTTTTGGTAATTTAATATTATCGTAAATCCTTCGGATTCTGTTTTCTATTTCTTCTACCCCAATACTTGTTTCGCTAACATCATAAAAAGTATCGAGCCAGTCTTTTTTGAACTGATCGTAACTAACTTTTTCAAATTTTGCTACTGTGTTCATACTTACACCTCTTTAACTGAGAGATATAAACCACAATGACACTCTCCTTCGATGCCTTTGGTCAACATATCTCTAAATTCTTTACACATACATTTCGTGTCTTTTGTTTGTTGAATACGACAAGGACAGTAATTATCGTTCTCTTTTAATTTTTGCCGTATCTCTTTGACAATTTCTTTATCTGGATTTACAATCACTTTCATATTGTTCACCTGTTATAACGAATTGCAAATTGATTATCGCTTGCAAGATTAACGCCTAAGATTTCGTCATATTGTATTTTTCGATCTGGTTTATATCTACCATATTTAACAACAAGAGGTCGAAGCAATACCAAACTGTCGATACAACAAACTCCGTCTGCACGTTTCATAGCAGCTATCTCGTTAAGATTATAACCAGTATAGATTACTACATCGTCAGTACAGTTTTGTTGCCTTAAAGCATATATAATTGAATACATATCTTCAAAACTATCAAATGGCTCTAAGCCTGAGAATACAATAGCTTTTGTGATTGGGTTTTTTAAGTATCTATCTACAATGCTGAAATTATCAATTTGTATATCAGGGGAGGTAGCAAGTGCGCTGTTTTGGCACACTTGCTCACCACATTCTTTATCACACTTGAATGAACAGGTAGGACACATAATAACCATACTTGGTTTTTTATAGTTTATAAAATCTTCGTCTATGATACCTTTAATCAGCATTACTGCATTACCCCATCATTTTGTAATACATTCATCCATCTACGTTTATCAAATTCATTCTTTCTAATCTTTTGATAGCTGCTCGTGGGAGTATAGAAACCTACTACTCTTGCGTATGTGTCAGCAACAGGTTCGCCACATACAGGACACTTCTGTTCACTAATAAATGCGTGTTTATGCTCACATACACTAATCTTGGTAGTAAACGCGAAGTAAATTACACCCTGAGAAGCTACATAGTTAAGCATATCCCATGCAGTTTCTTCATTCGGGAAACGATTTTCAATATTAATATGAGCGATACAACCGCCGCCACACTTTTTGTCAAACAATGAACCAAGCCTACACTTTTCTTGAATAGTACATTTCTCCATAAGCGGAATCCACTGATTGCTATAAATAAAGTATTTGTTTTGCTCAAATAAAAGATTGTCAGCCTGACAAATGACACCAGCGCAATTCTCAGCAGGAATCATCTCAATGTTGAATGAGAAATCACATTCAAAGTTATCTTTTACTTCATTCATAGCATCGAGAATTTGTGTGGCAAATTCAACAGCTTCATTAGAATAACTCTTGCAACCCATTTCATCAGTATTAATTAGACCGAATAAATCCATTACTTCGTACATACCAATACCACCGATAGTACAGAATTGCTTATCAAATTCAACTGCGCCATCTTGATAATTGGGCAGTAATCCTTTTTCGATATTTCTTTGAATGATATGTCGCATGGAAGTTAATGCTTTACAATCAAGGAGAACTCTACTCTTTAAAATTCTCAAATACTTAGATTTGTTAAATTCGCTTTCATAAGCAATACGGACTAAATTGATTGTACTTACTCTACAAGAGCCTACTGATAAAGCAGTACCACCGATCGAATTAATAAAAGCGTCTAACTTTTGGGTATCTGATAACAAGCGACAACAATTCGAGAGCACACCAACATTATCACTAACAAAGAAGTTGCTGTCAGACCACTTGATGTTGTGATTTGAACACCAACGTGCAAAATCTTCATCGGCAAACTTGTTATTTTGATACAACAGTGAGTACGTCAAAACAGGGTATGTAAACATATTAGTTTCTCTGATCTCACTTACTACTTCCATAAATATTTTCTGACACTCAATCAAGTCTTCAATATGGTCAATGGCAAGTGTACCATCAGGAAACTCTACCCCACCAAATAGTGACTCTAAATACGGTCTATCGAAAATAGAAACATTTGTAACCTTTATATTCGCAACGGTTCGCTACGCCGTTACCGCCCCATAAGAGCTGCTCTATGTCACCATAGAGAGTAGACTATATCACGAACTGTTTTTACAGTTCCCTTGCACTTCCACCGCCAATCGCTTGCGGCGTACTCCCTAACGGGATAGTCGTTGAACCTTCCTCAATTAATTGAGGCTTGGCTGCTAATTGTCTTATGTCGTTTATATTTATGTATTTTGAAAAGATGACAATCTTTACAGTATGTTATTAAGTTATCTTCATCTAAAAATCTATCATCATTAATGATGATTTGATATAATGCCAGTCTGCCATCTACTGTATTAGGATCGTGTTCAGGATGCTCTGAAACAATTTCTTCAACTATATCTGAGAAATGTCTGATATGATGAACATTTAACATAGTATGAGTAGCACCACAAAGTTGACAAGTATAATTATCTCTTTTTGCTATTTTTGGTGCTTGATTAGTTGTGAAGTATTCACGTAACAGCAGACATAAAGGTGTTATACCACCTTTCCAGTTAGGATGTTTATCTCCTGACATTAACCCTATTTTAGATTCGGAATTACTCATTGTTTTAAGCCCTAATCTGTGCATCTGCCTACGGACTGTACTTGCATTAATACCGTAAATATCGCCTATAGCTTTACAATTTAAAGATTGATTCCAATGTAAATCATTTAATTTTTCAGCATCTAACAAATCAGGATGTATTTCTTTCCCATTATAATTATATTGAGATTCAGCTAACCCTCTTGTTTGAATACCATATTTAGTTAAATATCTGCGAATTGTACCATTATTAGTATCATAAAGAATACCTATTTGATTTGCAGACATATTTTCATCACAATACAAATGAATTATATTTTGTATCTCATCTTCTGTGAATTTATGATGTTTATTTTGTTTAATTAGTTCAATTCCATTTTTAATCAAATTTGCACGAATCGTATCGTATGATACATTATTTTCTTTTGCAATTTGAGAAACTGATTTACTTAATTCTATATGATGATGGTACAAATAATCATGTAATTCATGTTGTTTCTTTTCTCTAACGTGTTTAGTAATTGGCTTTGAAATACGATGCTTCAATAACCATTGTTGTATCGTATTCTGTTTACAGCCATATTCGTCTGCAATATCTTTTGAACGTCTGTCTTTTACTACATATTCTTCGTATAACCAATCTCTATTCATCCAAGGCTTTTCGCCAGTATAACGATTCTTAGGATAATTCATCTAATCGCCTCCTAACTTATAAATATTTACTGTTAAACGACATAAGATTTTTCAGCAATTCACAAGGTTTGCTATATCAATCGCTTGATATAGGCGCAAACTTTTTACGCACTTTGATCAATTCTTAGAAACGGTTGGTTAAGTCTATAAATCAATTTTTGGAATTGTTGTCTTAAATAATAATCAGGGTTCTTCATGTAATATCCTTGTTCGCAGTCGCCCTTCCAAAAATACCAAGCCCAAATAAGAATATTCGGCATACCAACCGCACCAGATTGACGATTAGACAAAAATGATACAAACTCAATTACATCATCAAAATATGTAGTAAGATGTTTAGGAGGTTGATTATTGTATTTATCAAGAAAGAACAACCCTTCGGTAGCAAGGCGAGTAAAATCATTCGCCCAACAATAAGGAAAGTAGCTGGCTGTGGTACTATCATTTAGATAAAACCCTCTGCTAAATTCTTGTCTTAACCACTGTTTAGCTGTACGCAACCCCCACATCTTTTTAATTTCAAGAAATATTTTGTTTAACCCAAATAACTTATCTTCGCTTTTACCTTTCTCACTCATAAAGCTGCGAATGTCTTTATGGTTTGCATTAGCGTTAGGATCAATAGAAGAATCTGCAAGAGTATCTTTATCTACAAAGTTTTCAATAAACTCTGAAAAATCAAGTTGGCTCGGATGGATACCATTAATATATTCAAAATCTTCGCCAAACTCCTTTTTTAATTCTTCAAGACAACGCTCAAAATCTTTAGATAACTTTAACTGTATTTCCATAGTTGCCTCCTGTTACCTTTCGTTAATCCAAGTATTTGCCTGAGAGAAGTCCATTAACTTACCATCAATTGATAATACTGGCACTTGTTCGATACCAAGAGAGGTCATTGTGTCAATATCGTTATTCTCTGTAAAATTAATGTTTTTGTCATTTAATTTTTTCTTCAACACGTTGCATCTCGGACAACCTGTTGAATATAAAATTACTTCCATAACATCACACTCCCTATATAGATAGACTCTTGATTAAAAGAATATTTTTAGAAGCCAAAGTCTTTGTTTATATTGCAAAAAACAAATTATATCTTGTTAAAATACAACTGATTTTCACAACATAAACGATAGACAGTTGACTAATACTATTAAATTATAACTTAATTTTATTGCAAAGTCAATAGATTTTTCAACTTTTACCAACTAAAAGCATACTCAAATTTTACCTTGCTGTTGTTGCTTTTTTTAAGCATTTTGACATACGGTGTATCGTTATATCTTACAATGTAATCATCAGCGATACGTTCTCTTATCTTTGTAGTTTGATTGATTTCTTCAATGATCTCCTGCAATCTAATTTCAGTTCGATCTACAGCTTTTGTAATTACAGCATGAGGGAGAATTTCAAATCCCAAATCATCAAGACAATTAAGTTGATTACAGTAACTTGAATTATTATTTGTCTTAAAGATTTCTTCTGATACATCATCATACCACTCATAATAACCGTCAATATCAACCAATTCATTTGCAACAAACATAATATGCTGTTTTGTTTTAGTATCTTCTTCTTTGGTTACATCGGTCTTTGATTTGAGATATAAATTGATTGTACCCTTAATATTCCTTTTGCTGTATTTCTTAATCAGCTTCGTATCAGCCGTAATCCAACCCTTTATTACAATATGCTGTTTACAGGCAATCTCAATTGGGATTCCATTGATATTATCTGATTCTGCAAGAGGAAGGGAATATTTTTGTGTTTCTGATCGAATTAATCTGCCATTTACATATTCAATGGTACATTCTTCACCCACAAGATTACAACAAATCACAGAGTTTCGGCTACCTATAAACCTGATTAATTCTGCGTAGTTAATAGAATTTGACATATAAAACACCTCTCTTAGTACATTACAAGTTTTTCATTGATGAGGAAGTTATCGCATAAAGAATAGTCTGTTTTGCATTTATCTGATTTATCAGTACATTTATCTGAATCATTAGTGCATTTATCTTTTTGAACATCATAAAATTGGCATTTATGACACCTCTCAGGATATTTGCTATTCTGTTTTTGCTTTTTTTTCTGTTTTGCCATTAGAAATACCTTCTTTCAATAAATCTGCGGTGAATGTTTTTCTTATAAGATTAGCTTTCTTTTTGACTGCAATATTTATAGTTTGCAACGTGCCTAAATGATAACATTTCTTTTTCATACGAGTTAAGCCAGTGTAGATCAGATTATTGTTGAGCATAAACGTATGTGACTGAGGGGTACAAACAATTAAATAATCAAATTGACCACCTTGGCTGCGATGTATGCTTATACAATAACCCAACTTAATCATCTTCAACTGGTTTTTATTATAACGCACGTACATACCATCAAAATTAATTACCATAGAGCTATCATCAACAGTATCAACTATACCAGTTTCACCATTGGCAATAAATGTAACTTTCTTACCTGTTTTAGAGTCTATATATATTTCATCAGGTTTACTTTGTGGATATTCTTTTGCAATCTCAGCCTTATAGTTATTAATGGTCTGTATGACTAAATCACCTTGATAATATGAAATATCACTCATTTTCATACATTTGGATTTCATATAATTTCTATTAGCAACTTTTTGGAGAAGATTATTAAGATGATCTGAACCACATTCACCGACATTTTTAGCAGACAACACTTGTATGTCTTCTATACTCAATCCATTGTTAATCAATTTCCTATATAATGCTACTACATTATTTGCAATTTTATCAGATGGCATATCAATATAGGTATAGTCTTTGTTGTTGCCAAAAACAGTTACTTTATTTTTCATACTGTTATTTAAGTAAATTTTACTCATTCTTACATCGGTAGCCACTTTCATTAAACCACCCTCGCCATAACGGAATACTTTTGTTAATGTGGTGGTAGGAATTATATTAGCAGCCATAAAATCGTGAAGAAGATTACCGCAACCAACAGAAGGTATCTGAGCGTTATCACCAATTAACATTAACTTTGTATGATTAAAGTCAATACCATCAAGTAAATGACCGAACAAATTAACGTCTACCATAGAAAATTCATCAACAATTACAATATCAGTATGAAGTTTTTGCTCTTTATTAATACGCCAGTTGTTTACAGGCATATATCCTAAACCTCTATGTATCGTAGAAGCTGGGCGATGTGTGTACGATTTTAGTACCTTCGCAGCTTTGCCCGTAGGCGATAAAAGAATATAAGAAATATCATTATCATCTAACATACGGATAACTGCCTGAACGGAACTACTTTTACCTACGCCCGAAGCACCGTTAAGAATACTAATATTGTACTTACATACATTCCCAACAGCTTGCAACTGTTCATTTGTCAATTTCATACCGTCAACTTCTCTATACCGTTCAATATCAAATTCCCACAAAATCTGCTCGGATTTGAGGGTACTGAGTATAGTTTCAGTGATATATTTTTCAGTATTATAAGTCCACTTCAAAGCAACATCGAGCGTATCTTTATTATAATAAATCCATTTATGTTTAATCACTTCAACAAAATGATCTGAACAAGCAGGAACAAGTTTTAATACGGCTTCTCGTAAATCAACTAAATTCATTTTAGTATGACCTTCATTTTCATTCTCTTGTAATAAATAGATAACACACGACAAACAACGCTGATAACTGGAACGAAGATCACCGTCAAATTCAATGATAGGCGGCTTACCTTCATCAACATTCTTTTTAGATAACGCCTCTAAGTCCAACAACAAAGTATCGGCGGTCTTAAACCCTACTCCTGCAAGTGCAGTAAGACAAGTATATGGTCTTGATTGTAATTTTTGTTTCAATAAATCAACGGACGGATATGCAGTATAGAGTTTCTTCAACATAGGCATTGTAAAATACCCTTGAAACTCAATTACTAAATCAGCTAAACAATAATTCTCAGTAATCTTATCAACTATTTTAGCAAAGGTTTTCTCTTTGATACCTTTGAGTTTACTTAAATTAACATCGTCAAGACGATTTTCTTTTACACGTTGAACTATATCAGGATAATATTCCCATAATTGAATAGCTTGATTTTCTGTGAGGATTTCTTTCAAGAACAGGTACATATCATAACTATCACGCAACTTATCTTGACGAATATTTACTACTTTATAGCAATATCCATATTTACTTTGTTCCTCAACGGCAGTTACTTCATAAGCCATACCTTCTGAGAGTTCAGGCAGTAAGCCAGTGATAGTTACGTTTTTGTACTTATTCTGTTTTATATCGGGATATTTTTCTTTGCTTACATTTAATCCATATATTTTATAATCGTCACCATCATAAACTTTCCTTACCATTGTGCCGACAAATTTCACTTCATTATCCACTACATCACCTCGTATTCTTCAAGTACAGGGATTAAAGTATCTGTTGCAACCCATTTACCATTTACTTCTTTACGTTTATATACCCAAGTAAATCCTTGTATTTTTAATATCGCATAGCAACCAAATGGGTTTTGCTTAAAGATTTTAGATTGTTGTATGGATATTTCTATATCTTCACCTGTTTTGATATTTCTGATTACAAGAACAGGTTTAGTAGCGTTCTTATAAACCTTAAAATCGGTGACAATATAATAATCATCAGCCATATCTGGATTGACATACGTTACATAATCTAAATTCTCTTTTTCAAATCTTACATAGTCTTTAATTGACATTGATTCATTAGGTATTGTCTTATATAGTTCAGTAAGTAAACCCAAATTATCAATTTGACTATATTGTTTTGCGGTTTCCTTTTCTGAATACTTCTTAATCAAATTTTCAGTAACACCATATTCTCGATACATTTCCAATTTATCTTTTTTGAACTGTTTACACGTTCTGATTGGCGGCAATATTGTTTTAGGACTTTTAGCACCTGTTGGAGTTATCTTGATACCATCATATAAATCTATGATATTGAGTAGATACTGGTTATTACCAAAATCAGAAAAGAAATTAAGACCTGTCAATATTTTCAACTGTCTGCTATTCACAGAAGTTTTATCTTTAATATCATCTAATAACTCAATAAAGTTCTCATAATGATTTTTGGATAATTCAAGTAATTCTTGTGCTATAATTGCGTTACAGAATTTGATTGACTCTATACCTTTGTATATGGCGTTATGTTTTTTGTCTATGGTGTATTGAGATGAAGATTTACCAAACTTGATAGGGTAGAGAGTTATTCCAAAATGAGGTAGTTCCTTCATTAGTTTATTAGTACGTTCCATATCTCCTGAATAGTTTGTTAATGCAACAGTATAATATTCAAGAGGATAATGTACTTTTAGATATGCTCCATATAAACAGTCAATAGCTGTTGCGACAGCGTGTGCGCTGCAAAATCCATAGCTCATACAACCCTGTATCATTTCCCAAGTAGTATCAAAAGCATCCATAGAACCTGTGTTTTCTAACCACTTTGCTCTAATACGTTCTTCGAGTTTGGTAAAGTCTTCGGGTTTGATTTTTTTCTTAGAGATTTTCTTAATCAATCCAATAGACTCTGCTGGTGTTACACCTAACCATTCAAAATATTGCATAAGATTTTCTTGGAATAGAATATAACCATTTGTAGAAGATAATACTTCATCTAAATACGGAGAACCAGTAGTAAAATCTTCTCTTGCAATAAATCCATCTCGCCAAGCATTAAAGAACGGTCTTAGGCAAGCTACAAACATAGACATATCGGAATAATTCTTAGGTTTGTATTCTTTAAGAAGTGAAGTAGCCCAATCACCATCAACCTGATTAAGAGTACAGGTCAATCCCTTACTAAAAATATCCCATATACGTTCATCGTCTTTTACAGAAGATAACAACTCTCGTACTGTAATGATAGGTTTACCTATTAATTTAAAGGTTTCATCTATCAGCTTATATACAGTAACAACAAGAAAATCATCTTTGAGCATTTTATATTCATCGGCTTCACTTGATGTAATCATTACACAAAGTTTATCACCAATACGAACAACACCATACTCAGATCGTAAATCCTTATTGTCAAGTAGATAAGCGCATGGATGGGGAGAAGCAGATACTACAACGTCTATATATTTCTGCGCTTCGTCTATGTATGGTTTCCACTTTTTATTATCAGCATAGTCTCCTACGTTCTTTGCTATCTCGTTATACTCATCATAATTCAATCCGTGAGTACGACATACATTTCTGAACGCTTCACCCATCTGCATAGTACCGTAAGCTATCATAGGATAACAGCCATGTTCGCCAAGCAAATCCTTTGCAGCCCTAATAAATGGCTCTTGCGATACTACATTAAAATCAATATCAGGTAATGCTCTATTTTCAAGAAGTCTTGCGGTAGACATAAACCTTTCAGGATACAACTTGATTTCCAATCTAAATCTGTCAAGCTGTGTCATACCAAGTATCTTGTTTATATAGAAAGAGCCACAACTACCACGACCAGTACGAGTGAGTACACCGTGATACTCATTAATTGCTTTATCAACAAGTTTCTCATTGAATAAGAAGTAATCTGCCGTGTTGATTTCTTTAGTCTGCTCAATAACTTTCATTTCCTCGTATATACCTTGTTTATACATTGGTATTTCTTTAGAAGTTATCTTGTCAGTTTTGATAATCTCTTTGAACTTCTTAACAACGTGAGATTTTAACTCAGTAATCTTTTCATCGGCAGTAAGATTTGGATAGACACTCGGCATTTTGATACTATAATCTAAATCTATTTCTTCGCAATCTCTGAAAATCAATGTATTAGCGATAGCAGTCTTAATCTGTTCAGGTGTTAATATACCTTGTTTGATAAATCTCTGATAAAATGTATTGTAATCTGGAAAGTCAAGTATGTAACTATCTTCATCACCGTAGTTAATACCTTTACCTTTAAGAAATTCAAGTCTGTCTTTTGCTTGTTCGGGATAGATATAATGACTATCATTAGCTGCGATCAGACTCAAACCATACTTTTCTGATAGTTTCAAACATATTTGATTAACAAGTTTTTGATTGCGTTCACTATGGTTTTGTACTTCAAGAAATAAATTCTTTCCAAAGTGTTGCATTAGTGGTATGAAAATTTCACGAACAGTATCGATATCTCTTACTATTCCTGCTACACAAGCCGTTGTAATATATACTTCATTAGGATTTAACTTTAACAAATCTTCAAGAAAGATACGAGGCTTATAATAGAATCCCTCTGCATTAGCTCTACTGTTAATCAAGTTGAGTTTCTTTCTTGCTACGTTATCTCTCGGAATAATAACTATATGATAATTACGTTTATCTTTTTCTAATGGATTAGGTACTATATAACCTTCAATACCAAACAAACACTTAATACCATTCTGCCTACAAAGAGTTAAAGACTCGAATATGTCACCACCACTACCGTGATTTGTAGTAAAGTAACAACCATATCCAAGTTCCTTAATTCTGTTAATGTAGTCGATAGTAAAGATATGGGTGTCGGGTGTAAAAATATTAGAAATCCTATCGTGTTTGTGATAGTTTTCGTATTCTTCAACCGTATTAACCACCATATCGACACCACCTTTATTTTTTATCTTGCAAACTTTTCAACGAGCGTATAGAGATTAGGATATGTACTCTCAACATAGATTGTATTCCAATCCACACTGTTTCTCATCTCTGCTTTTTCAACATTTCTTTCAACTGTCTTAATTTGTTCCTCAATACAAGCAGTAAGAGTCAATGTGCCAAGAAAACTCTTTGCGTTCATCTTCCAAGGCTTACCAAATTCGTCATTACCTTTAATATAGAAATCATGGTCTTTAATAGAAGAACAAAGTGCGGAAAATTCACTTACATCATCAGAAGTAACCAACTCAATTTTTGCTCTATAAGTCATTTCATTATTCATATCAATCACTCCTTAATACTTTCAATTCTTTGTTTTGCTATATTAAAATATTTTTCGTCTAATTCTATTCCTATGAAATTTCTACCAGTATTTAAACAAGCGACACCAGTAGAACCTGAACCCATACAGTTGTCTAAAATTAAATCATCTTTATTTGAATATGTTTTGATTAACCATTCTAATAATTTAATTGGTTTTTGAACAGGATGAAGTTTCCCTTTCCTATTTGGCACAACGTCTATTTCTAATACATCGCTTGGTTGAACATAATCTGGATCGTATTTTTTCTTTATCTTTTGCAAATTTATATGATTATTTTCCCCACAATAATGATTATAATTATAACACGATTTACCTACACCTACTCGCGGCTTTAAAATCGGATTATATAAAGGTTTGCCGTACTGAAAAATACAGATTTCTTCATAATACTTCATAGGTCTATATTTTGCACTTGACATACCAGTAGGAACATTCTTTTTCCAGATTAATTTATATTTAAAATGTTTTCTATTGCTTTGAATCAAATCTATTGTGAATAAACCAGAACTAAAAAGAATTATCGAAGCATTATCCTTAATTATTCTTTCATATTGTTCCCATATTTTTTCAAAAGGAATTACGTTATCCCATTTAGATGAAGTTGTACCGTAAGGTAAGTCGCAAAGTATCATGTTAATACTCTTGTCAGGTATATTCTTCATAATTTCAAGACAATCGCCTTGTAGAAGTTTATACAATAAACATCACTCCTTAGTCACAAAAACTTTTATTACAATGAGGGCAACCAGTAATATGGAACTTACCAGCTTCCTCAACCGTAATTCCAGTATAATAAAACTTTCCTCTTGTCGTAGTATATGGATTTTTATGACTACGGCAACTATAAATGTTATCCCCACACTTAAAACATCTGCCGTCAGTGGGAGCGAATAATGGAACATTATGATCGCTACAAAACTTCTCCTGCGCAGCTATTGCTTTTTGTATATCATACGGACAATGTTCTAAATATTTGTCTTTCTTATCTTTATCATTTTTGATTTCAATTTTACCATTCATACGAATCACCATTATATTAAATTATCTAACCAACTCAAATCCATTTCAGAAGATTTATTGGACGATTGAGGGTGTATTTCAACTTGTTCATTTTCTGCACAAGTTCCAATGCCATTAAATAAATCATTACCGTTCTTACTTTTCTCTAACTTCTCCAAGTATTTTTGATAGGGAAGATGAAGTGAGGGAGAATAAGCGCACAATGTAGCCAGATAATAGCTTTCTTTTTTGACGTTATCCTCTGTGTCAAAAAACCATTTTTCGTTTTTATCTTGTGCGTACTGTTCTTCTCTCCAAAGAATATCTTTAATAGTAGTTGAAATCTTCTCAACCCAATCATCAATCAAATCCTGAGTCAGCGGTATGTAAACATAACAATCTTTGATAATGAACATTTTTTGTACGTCTTCAGGTAATACACTAATGTCGTTGTAATCAACTAAGTCTTTAAGATATTCGTCTACCTTATCTTCATAACCAAGTTTCTTTAACCATATCTTAGCGTTACTCTGTAATTTCGTACCTAATTCACAACGCTCAATATTACGTTCTTTAATAACACCATTAGCCTGTCTATACTGAACAGTCACATACTTTAAGAAGTTGAAAGCAATTTTTATCTTTTCAATAGGAACGCCACTTTGAATCAGCCCAAGAGCATAAACACAAAGTTGCCCTGATTTCTCTAACAGATTCTTACCTGTATAAATAGAAGAAGTCTTAAAATCAATAATGTTATAACAACCTTCATTGTCTTTAAAGGCAATATCGAGATAACCTTGTAACACATAATCATTGATTTTCGTTACAACAAACTGTTCGGTGATAGTCTTGTGCGGAATAAGAACGTGAGATTTATAAAAATGTTTCAGATCATCATAATACTTATCAGAAAGTTTCTTATTATGTTCTTCATCATTTCGGTCAAACTTCAAGTTAGAAATATCCACAGCCATAGACCAAGCTGTTTCAAATTCATCTTCCATATCCTTGTATTTGATTTTTTTGTTATACAACTTTTCAAGAATATCGTGAGCCATACCGCCCATTGTAGCGTAAACACAATCGTTACGATCTTCGGGAGTATGTAATACATAATGAAGAAAATACTCATAAGGTGAAGTAGTAAAGGTGTTTATCATACTCCAGCTAAACAACTTACTGGTTTTGTATTGTTTTTTTATTTTTTCTAATTCATCATTAGTCATTCTCATTAATCAATCACCTTCATCCACTTCATAATTATATAAAGCCTCATATAAAACATTAGGAATATAATTTTTGTATTTTTCCGCAACCTCTTTTAAATACTTTTCTTTAAAATTTTTATAAGCTAAAAATGCAGATTTAGGATTATTGTAATTACCAAGAAAAACACTTCCATCAATCGTATTACATCTTGCTCTGTATTTCCCTTTGTGAAAATCCACACCTATTGGATATTTACCTCTTTTTTTTTGATTTTTAATAAATAATAAATTGATTTTTTGCGGAACAAGCACACAAGAATCAGGGGAATATAGTTTATTATTTTTGATAATTATATCTTTATCTAATTCCATTCTATCGGTGTCGATATAATAAAAATTATTATAATACCATTCTGCAAAACATTGAAAATTCAACCATTCTTCACAACAAGTTGCATCTTTATATGATGAATGCTCTTTTTTATATTGAGCATTATAACAACGCAATAGCATATTAGACCAATGGTTATAACATTCAATATCATTTTTTTTGGAATATTTACCTTCTCCTATATATCCGATGCCTTGGACTCTTTTGTCGTAAGGATTAATTATATCGCCGCTTAAAATATGTGACATATTAGTTTGTTTTCTTACTTTATGTTCATCTTGAAACTCAATAATAATATTCCCCCCATTTTTATAATCAACAATTAACATCGGAGTTCCATAATTGTTAAAATAAATTGTTCCTAAATATTTATCTTTCGCCGTTCTCAATGTTGCAACAACTCCTTTGCGTGTTCTTCATCTACAAGATAAAAGAACTCAGTATGACTGCCAAAATCAATAGTTGTAACATCATAACCACCAAAATCTTTAGTCCACATTCTGAAATAATGAGGTTTGAAACTTCTCTTTTCCAGAATATCGTTTATCATTTTTGATGATTCTTCTTCGTCCTTTGGCTTACCAACTATACTTTTCTTATATTTATTACCAGTCTTAGTCTTGTGTTTGAAAATCAAAACCATAATTACCACTCATTTCTTTTTCAAACTTGCTTGATATTTATTGTGTTCGGCTTCATCATACTTGACCCTGTGCTTAAATAAGAAATTGAAAATCTTTTTGGGTGCGTCAGCAAGTGAATCTTTCTCACTCAATAAATCCCATTTATCATAAGTGTAACTAACATTATAACCATTAAATTTCTCGCAAATACACCGTACTTCATCAAGAGATACATCTTTATCCATAGAAATAATAATCTCTCGAACACCGTCTATATGTTTCAATATAGCAACTTGTTCGTCAGATATTATATGCCCTGATAAAGCAACGCCAGTAGAATCATTACGGCTATCACGTTTCAATACACTACGTTCAGATTCATATACAACTACATATCCAGCTTGTTTAATACTATCCATATTTTCATATAAACCATAAAGATTAAGTTGCTTTGGATAGGAAGGAGTTATAAAGTATTTCTTGATACCTAACTCAGCATAATTCTTTATAGTAGTGCGAGAATTAAACCCTAATAACTCACCTGTATTCCACATACGCAGTGGTATCATCACTCTATGCCTACGATATGAATAACAGAGGTCGAATTTCTTTCTTGTTTTAGGTATAATACCATCTCTAAACCAATCCTCGTGTATCATTGGAATATAATAGTCGATTTCTTCATCTCGTAATTTTTCAATTTCCTTAACATCTACGCTACCGTACTTATGTTTTCTCGCAAAACCCCAAGGATCACACACTTCTATCTTTGTTGTTGGTTTAGTCCACTTGTACTCTAAGCCCAACAATGAATGTATGTATTTCACCGCTTCGGTGAAACTCAGGTTTTTATTGTATTGAACGAGAGTATAAATATCAGCGTGTTTATCAAACTCTTTTTCTCTTGTCCAGTTCTTAACATGAAGATAAGGTGTATTGTAGATATTGATACTTGAAGGATTATCGCCGTTATAGTTTCCACAGGAATAATAATCTTTCAGAGGGTGATATTGGATATGATGGCAACCGATTTTCTCTAAAATATAATCAATTTTCTTATTGTCATATATGTATCGTTTTAATGACAATGTATCCAATGATTTCACCCTCCTTATTACCAATCTTGCGGAACATTTGTGTAAGCTACATCTCTACATACATTAGTACCTAAATTACATTCGGCTACGATTTGTTTCATATCTGTTTCACCAAATCTGTTCTTTGTAACAAATAATATCATAGGATAGTTTTCTTTTTTCAATTTATACTCTACTTTAGTTGCTTTATTAGCACCTTCAGGGGTATGATAACACTGTAAACGCTTGTTGCCGTCTTCGTATTCATCATCATATGGTCGGCGTATCATTATATTGACAGACATAACATCAAGAATAGATTTAGCTTGTCCTATTTCATTATTAGTCAAATGCCGCATTTTTAAGCTGCTCTTACCAAGCTGATAAGTAACAAGCAATCCTACATTTTTTGCCGAGGGTTTAATAACATCATAGAGAGCAATCATATCCCTCATCATTGACTTGTAGATTTCGTCAGTATGACTATCGTAACTTTCTTTCAAAGTATCAAGCACGAAAAGATTAATACCATATGCTGTTGAATACTTCTTAATCAGTTTAATAACGATCTTAGCAGAATACTTTTCAAGCGGAATGACAGTAAGAATACGTTTGCTTTTTTGTTCTTCAATCCATTTAGCACAATCAATAAGCAATTCTTTGGTTTCTTGTGAGAAGTTACCATCTCGTAATTCGTGTTTATAGAGTGGTTCATATTTAAGATACTTTGTTTGCTGACCAATAAATATGTTATTAGCAGTCCATACAAGTAATTCTTTCTTAAACTTCTTTTCATCTTCCTCATTAATAAAAAATACAGTTTTTTGTCCTGTTTCTATTGCAGTAGGGATAATGAAATTAAAAGCGAGAGTAGATTTACCAGCACCCGAATTACCACCAAGTCCATAAATATTACCGTTGAGGTTAAATCCACCAATCATTTCAGTTAATCTATCGAAATTATAAAATGGAAAGTTCTGTTGAGATTCCTCGTCAAGATGTTCTACGAAATCAATCATATTTTCAAATACATTATAAGTTTTTACATCTTCGTTGACGTTGGCGAAAATATCATTAATGTGAATCTCATAATCATCATAGATTTCTTCAAGAGTCATATCCGCAAATTCAGATAGTTTGTCGGCTACAGGAAATCCACGAATACAAAGATTTAATATAGCTTTCCATTTTCTCAATGCCGTTAGATAGCCATAGAAATTTTCAGGTGCAATATACTCTGTTGAGGATTTAATTGTACCCCAACCGCCATATTCATTATATCTTGCCCTTAAATTATCGTGCTTTTCAAGATAAAGACCAACAACAACATCGTCTATAACTGATTTCTTTTCAACAAGCACTATTTCTTTAACTATGGTAAAATACACACGCCAAAGATTATTGTCGAAATCGTCTTCTGTTAGATTGGAGTCATAGAGTAGTTCGGGATTCCAATATAAAATACTGACTACTCCTGACTCACCTTCTAACTTATATTCCTTGATTTTCTTTATCGTTTTAGCTTGTTCTTCTTGAAATGGTGTTAATTTTGCTTTTGTCTTTGCCATAATTATCACCACAAATTATCATAGTTTTTCTTATGTTCTTTTGTGGGAGTGGCAACAAAATTGTTCTTGTATCTATTTACTCTTGATATATCTGCTGATTGAATTTCTTTTTTCGCTTTTTCTGATTGCTTCATTCTGATATAAACCGTATTAAGTTTGCCCTCCACTATTTTTAGGATATAATTAAACTTATATTCCTCGTCTTTGAAATTGTGTGTTTTGATAGCATTTTGAATATCAACAGAGCAATACTTAAATGTATTTAGAATAACAGCAAAAGAATAGTTAGCAGTATCATCAATATTATTATTGTCCATATACTTATTAAAAGACAGTCCACGCAACCTAAGTACCATCTTCTTTGATAACGATTGGTTTTTGTCATATCCAAGTATATTAAATCTAACATATTGATAAAGATTATCCCATTCAACTTTATCTTGTTCAGACATAGGTTTCTTTGTTTGTCTTGCCATTTTACCACTCCCTTCAATCCCATAAAGGGAATATATTACTTTAATGTCATAGCAAGAATGATTTTCGCGTCTTCAAGTTTTGAGATTTCTTTAGGATTTGAATATCCCATTTCTTTACATTTTGCGAGAATAGGTTTAATAATTTCAAGATTTGTCTTGTTATTTGTAAAGAAATCTACGATCTCCCCGATAGCAATATCAAGTTCTTTTTGAGATTTATGTGCTTTCTCGGCTTCAGCTACTTGTTTTGCCTTTGCTTGGTCTGCTTTGGCTTGTGTTGCTTTTGCCTTTGCAACAGACACACCTGACTTCTTCTGCTCTGCAAGGATAGCGTTTTCAAGTGCTTCAATAAATGCGTCTGCGTTCATATCAATCTCAGGTACAATCTCAGCAAAACGTGAACCACTATCTACTGCATACGAGTCATCACGAAACTTAATTTTTCTCGCTTCTGCCTTAACTCTATTAACTGTTTCTTCTTTTTTAGTAATAGGATTCTTTTTGCCATTTTTTTCTCTTACTATTGTACGATCAATATATGCTAATCCAAGAAAATGAAGTGTTTTTTTAATAGCATTAAAATAGTTTTGTTGTTGATCTGATGTTAAAATTTGATATGATTCACCAGTAACCGCATCATTTATTTCTTTTATCTTACAATGACCGATAATAATTGTTGAAACACCTACATTTCTCAAACGACTAATCATATCCAACATAAGAGAAATGGCTTTTTTATCGTTCTTACCAAAACCACCCCAACCAGCATTTGTAGCCTTGGTAATCTTTTCAGGATGACCTGTTTCTCTACACTCCTTATTCCAAAGTCTAAGAGCTTCTTCTTCGACCAATGGTATTATTTGATCCAGTGTATCCCACACTACAACTCGAAGGTTTGGGTATTCAGTTGTTTTATTTTCAATAATATCTTCGCAAACATCAGCAAATCCAACACTATTAGAATACTCATCGTAGTCCATATTCCATTCAGGGCAGTTTATATAATTAATTCCATTTATACAATCCGCGCCTCTTTCGTTACCAATTTCTAAAAAAAGATAACCATCATCGCCAGCAAGTTTTTCACAAACTTCTTTAATAAGAGTTGTCTTGCCAGTTTTTGGCTCTCCTAATAAAAGAGTTGAGTACGACAAAATATCCAGTTTAACCTGATTCTTTTTACCAAAAGCCATATCATCGTTCCTTTCTTAATTTATTGCTATTGTTTCAGCATATTTCATACTATTCTCGTAACTATAGTCTTTATACAGTTCTTCTTCTGCTTTTTTCCTTGCATTAACAGCTTCTTCAAAAGAAAAGAATCTACCCAAAGAAATTCTTTCCCCATTTACAGAAATTCTCGCAACCCATTTGTTATCTAATTTATCAAAATGAACACCTTTAACAGTACTGGTATTATTTGATGCAATAACTTTATTCATTTGATTTTGAGCATTATTAACTATTCTTAGGTTTGCTTTTCTATTATCAAACAAATCGTGATTTATGTGATCTACAAAAATACCAAATTTTCTATCTTCAACAAGACCTAATATTAAACGATGTATTCTAATAGTTGTTCTTATACCATTTTCCCAAACATGAGAAATTAAATAACCATTACTTTCATGCCAAGTATAGTTTTTAATTAACTCATAATCCTCTAAGTCAAAATAAAAAGGTTTGTTGTCGAACGTATAGCCTATACCATATTCATTAGATAAATCATATTTATTTCTTTTGATACCAGCTTTATTTCTATTAATTAAAAGTTCTTTTGCAAGACAACCACAAGACTGTGTACTCCTACTTTTAAGATAATAAGTAATAGTTTCAATATAATTACCACAATCGCATTTACATAACCAATTTGCGTGATAACTATTACTTATACGTTTACTTCCCTTACGTTCAATAACAGTTAGTCTACCGAATCGTTGCCCTGTCAAATCTTTACAACCACTCATCCACATCATCTCACATTCCAAGCAGATACAGAGAATCAAACTAACCCATAACTAATTAATCAACTCTCTGTATCTACCAAACTAATTCAAACTACATTCACACTATAAAATCGTACTTTACTAAATCGTAATTAACTATTACAGATCATTCAACCAATCAAGTCCATCTGAACTATCAGCCTTACTCTCAGCCTTACTATCACTATTATCATCATCAAAATCAAACGGCAAATCATCGTCAGGTGTAATTTCGTCAAGTTCATCTTCAGGATTGTTGTCAGGGAAATCAAAAATCAGATCGTCCTCGGAATACTTTTCTTCAAACTTCTGCAATACAGGAGTCTTTTCTTCGCCAACTTTCTTGACATAAGGAGTACGAAGTACCATTCTACGTTCTTTAGAACCATTAGAAGTACATTTTGCAATAGCTTCTTCCTCAGTAAATACACCACACTCAACAAGTTCCTGAATATCATCGGGCAAATCTGCTAATGTCATAGTAACAGTAGCACCACTCTCGATAAATTCACCGTCAAAAGTAATCATTGTAACGCCCTTCTTGACCTTAAACAAACCGTTGTACGCCTTTTTACATCTCTCTCCATTAGAAATATCAGCAAAAGCATACTCAAATTCCTTCGGGAAAGGATACTGACCTTTGATTTCAAGACCATTCATTTCCTTAACATAATCAAGAACACGAGCGTTAACATAGATAACACCTTTATCTTTGTCAAGTGCTTTCAGATCGGTAGAGTCCTTATCAATAAGAATAGACTGAGTGAAACGAGCTGCATACTTATCTCTCTCGGCACTACTAAGAGCGATACTTGTAATCTCCTTACGAACCTGTGTGTTATCTTGATAGGTAGAATATTTCAAATTACCTCTTACATTGACTACCATACCATCTTCGAGGTTTTCTTCAACATACTTAATAGCGTCATAAGCACTAAGGAATTTCTTGTAATACGTCTTACCTTTGCTTGTCTTTTCAAGACCGACAGTGATAAAGCACATTTCACCAATCTCAGCAAGCACTTCCTCATTAAATCTATCTTCCCAAGCAACTTCGATACGATTACTGAAATCATCAGAGCCATCGTCTTTCTTGCCATGAGCATAAATTATATTCTGTCTTTCGTCACTATAACCGCCCATCAACTCAGCATAGACAATGCCGCACTTTTCACCGCAATCTACACCAAGATTCAGACTGTTATAAATCCAAGCTGATTTTTCGCTGCGTTCGTTAATCTTATAAGTGTATTCAGGGTTTTTAATCACCGCTTCACCGATAAGATTAAAGTTTGCAATCCAATTTTCTCTTGTTAAAGGTGTTTTTTCTTTAACCTTTGCCATACATACTTCCTCCTGTTAATTGTTTTACTGTAAAATTATTTACAAATAAGTTAAGGTGATAGTTGATTTATGCTTCTTTCGGGGGAAAGGCAATATTCTTACCTTTGCCCTTACTTGAAGTGTTTTTCTTAGCAAACCTAAACTTATTTAACAAACTATTTACTCTTGCAGTGTTTCTTCTTGCTTTTGATTTCGTCTTACCTTTATCACCTTTACGCTTGATGATTGATACGGTTTCTTCGTTATTCTTATTGCTATCCTTTTTATCGTTTTTTAAATAATTCGCATAATGATAACCAAACCAATATCTTCTAAACACATCTACGTTACGGTTCAAACCCAGTGAAATGGTAGGATTTTCTTTCTTTGTACCACGCTTTTTGAGAGCTTCAGCACGTTCATCTGCATTATCTTTCTCTGCTTTGTTTCGGAGCATTTTACGCTCCATAGTTCGACATAAACTACTCATTCTTTCACCTTTCCGCGCCTTGATAGACACTTGATTAAAAAAAATATACGCATCAACCGTGATAGACTGTTGACTATTAAATTTTAGCATAATCGACTTAAAAAGTCAATATAATTTGCAAATTAAGTTAAATAAAAATTCACGATATGATTTACCAATTCTTCTCTGGATTCACATATTCTTGTACAACTTACTAACGCCCAAGGATGAATTTTAGCACTATTTTCATTCAATCCAATGATAGGGATTCTATTCTCGTGTGCTACTGCGATTTCATACATCGTACCTAATGACGAAGGAACATTAAAATTAACAATCATAATGTCTGAATGTCTAAGTCTATCAAGATCGAATCTCATAGCTTCTAATTCGCTATGATGATAGTCACCGTCAGGCTGATAATAATACGGTGGTTGAAAAAAATAAGTAGGGGAGTGAGGTGCAGCTTGATTTATCCTATCTTCAATATTATTACGCCATTCCATTTGTTGCTCTATAGTTAAACCGCCCATACCGCCAGCCATATAAAATTTAACTTTTTCCATAGTAATCATACTTCTTTCTCATTTCTTGGTCGTATTTTATAATCTCTTTTCTATGCTCCCAAAAGTATTCAAAGAACCGATCCCAATTCAGCATTACTTGCTCATAAACATCTATTTTAATTTCTTCTTTTTCTTTGGGCTTAGATGTAAACGGAGTGACAATTACTTCCCATTCATATTTCGACCAGTAGTAATACATCAGCTCTTTACGGATTTGCTCTTTGAGTCCTTCTTTATCTTCTTTAAACTTTTTAATAGCTTTTGCGCTATATTCAATGAATCGCCAATGATTGAATACATTATGTAGCTCAATTTTGCGTT